AGGGCGGCTTCCCGGGCTCAACCACATGCTCGGCCAGAAGCGGCTGACGGTCCGCCGCGGCCGCTACCGAGTCGAGTGCTACGCCGCGGAGAAGACGCTGCTCGAGCAGCAGCTCCGGGCGGTGATCGCCGGCGCGCGCATCCGGCCCTACGACGGCCCGGTCGAGATCGGGTTCGCCTGGCAGGACTGCGGCCGCACGCTCGACCCGGACAACCAGCGCGCCGGCGCGAAGCTGATCCTCGACTCGCTGGTGGCCGAGGGCGTGATCGCCACCGACTCGCGCGTCTGGGTCCGCGCGCTGCGCGACGTCTATCCGCGCGGTCCCGCCGGCGTGCTGGTGATGATGCGCCGCCGGCGCCGCGCGTCGAGCTCGACGACATCGCCGGCTACGCCCGGCGGTTCTGGGAGGGAGCGGAGTGATCATGAGGTTGGCGTACTGGCAGACCCACGACGGCGAGACCGTCACGCTCCACGGGCAGGTGGTCGACGGGGACGGGGTGCCGCTAGGTCCGGTCATCAAGCTGGCGCCGGTGGCGGTCCCGAGCGGAGTCCAGTCGCCGGCACCGCCATTGCCGGAACACGGCTGCACCTGCTCCGCATGTCGGACGCTGCGGGACCGGCAGCTCGCCGAGAGGACGGAGAAACGGTGAGCGACTGGTATGGGGACGTCATTCGCAAGCTGGCCGAACTGGCCGCGCTCGAGGCCGACTGGGACGGCGAGGGCGCTGCCGCGACCGACCCGGCGGTGGTCGCGGACGCGGAGATCCTCGCGGACTGGCTGGCGCGCCGTCATCTGCCGCGGCCCTCGATCGTGCCGTGCCGGGATGGTTGCCTGCAGTTCGAGTGGAACGCTGGCGACGACGGCATCGAGCTCGATCTCGACGGACACGGCTCCTGCAGTCTGTTCATCTGGCGGTCGGCCGGCGCGAACGGCATCCGCGCGATTCGGCGCGACGGCGTCGGCGAGCCGCTGAGCGAGGTTCTCGCGCGCGAACTGCCGCGGTTCGCGCGGGCGCCGGTGCCCGAGGCCGGCGGTGTGGCGTCTGTCGTGCCGTCGAGGGTGTATGTGCGCTACTGGCTCTCGTGGGATGGGGGCCGCCTCGAGGCGCAGCTCGTCGCCGCCGAGGACGGCCGGCCCCTGTCGGCGGTCGAGAGCGCCCCGGTGACAGACGGCTGCGCGCGCCTCGAGCTGCACGGCCACGCGCTGTCGGTCGATTGGTCGGGCTCCGTGCCGGTCGTGCGGGTGTCCATCCAGCGTCCAGACGCAGACTGAGCCGGCGGGGGACGAGACCGCCGGCTCGCGGAGTTAGGCAGGTGATGGAACGCGCGTGACCTGATTATGGAGGTTGCGCAGTGAAGAGCAAGTGGGGTAACGGGGGTAAGCGGTGTCCGGCATGTCGATCGAGCCGCGTCGAAGCCTACTCGTGGCACCGCGTGGGTGAATCGCGAGTCAGGTACTACCGATGCCGGAACTGCGGCGCCAAGGCGAAGAGCTCCCAGCCGATCACGGACGAAACGCCGCTCGAGCTCGTCAATCGGACGAGCAACGGCGCTCCGGCATGACTTTGTTGCTGTAGCAGCAATAAACCGAGGTTTCGCCTCTCGACGCGGCGCGTCGAATCAGCGACCGTGAGACGACGGAGAGCGGGCGGCGGACGCGTCGTCGCGCGAGATGTGCCCACCCGACCAGGCCTGGGGTCGGGTGGGCTTTTGCATGTGGAGGGGTCATGCGGCGGTGAGTGGGAGCCTGACGGATCGCCAGCAGCGTTTCGCTGCCGAGTACCTGGTCGACCTCAATGCGACCCAGGCGGCGATCCGTGCCGGCTACTCCGAACGGACAGCCGAGTCGCAGGGCTCGCGCCTGTTAAGGAATGTTAAGGTCCTGCAGGCGATCGCTCAGGGCAAGGCGGCGCGGTCGAAGCGCGTCGAGATCGACCAGGACCGCGTGTTGCGGCAGGCCGCGGCGATCGCCTTCGGCCGAATCACCGACATCGCCGAGTGGGACGAGCACGGCGTGCGCCTGCGGCGCTCGTCGTTGCTGACCGACGACGAGCTCGCGCCGATCGCGGCGGTCGAGCAGTTGGCCGGGATGGATCGCGGGGAGGGTGAGGAGGTTTCCCGTCCGCGGATCAAGGTCAAGTGCGTCGACCGGGTCCGGGCGCTCGAGCTCCTGATGCGCCACCTCGGGATGCTCCGCGACGAGGTCAAGGTCACGGGGCTCGAGGGGCTGACGGACGCGATCTGGCAGGCGCGCCAGCGCTACCGACCGCCGGCCGAGGACGGGCAGTGAGCGCGTCGGCGACGGTCGCCGAGCTGCTTGCCGAGGACCTCGGCCGCCTGGCGTGGGATCCGCTGGGCTTCGTGATCTGGGCCTACCCCTGGGACACGGACCCGTCGATCCAGGTCGTACCGCTGCCCGAGCCCTGGCGCTCGCGCTACGGCCTCGAGTGGGGTCCGGATCGCTGGGCCTGCGAGCTCCTCGAGGCGATCGGCGAGCAGGTGTGCCAGCGCCGGTTCGGCGGGGACGCCGTGCCACCGCTCGACGTCGCGATCGCCTCGGGTCACGGCATCGGGAAGTCGGCGATCACGGCGTGGATCGCGGACTGGATCCGCTCGACGCGGCCGCGCTCGAGGGGCACCTGCACCGCCAACACCGGCGCGCAGCTCCGGTCGAAGACGTGGGCGCAGATCCTCGCGTGGGGCCAGAAGAGCGTCACGGCGCCGATGTGGGACTTCCTCGACCGGTCGATCCGCCACAAGAGCGATCCCGAGCGGTGGAGACTCGACGCGGCGACCTGCCGGAAGGAGAACTCGGAGGCCTTCGCGGGACAGCACGCCGCCGGATCGACGTCCTACTACCTGTTCGACGAGGCCAGCGCGATCCCCGACAAGATCTGGGAGGTGAGCGACGGCGGCCTCGCCCTGGGCGAGTCGATGCGCTTCGCCTTCGGCAACCCGACCAGGTTGACGGGGCGCTTCGCCGATGCGCTCGGCCGCCGGCGCCACCGGATCTCGATCGCCAAGCAGATCGACTCGCGCAGCTGCCACCTCCCGAACAAGGAGCTGATCCAGCAGTGGGTCGACGACTACGGCGAGGACAGCGACTTCGTTCGCGTCCGGGTCCGCGGTGAGCTTCCGCGCGCCGGCACCACGCAGCTGATCCCGCTCGACCTGGTGGCGGCGGCGCGCAGGGCCGAGCCGATCAGCTCGATCCACGACCCGCTGATCATGGGCGTCGACATTGCCCGCGAGGGTGACGACGAGACAGTCGTCGCCTTCCGCCGCGGTCGGGACGCCCGGACGCTGCGCTGGGAGCACTGGCGCATCCCCGACGGCATGCAGGTTGCCGCGCGCGTCGCCGAGCTGCTCGAGCGCCAGAGCAAGATGGGCGATCCGGTCGATGCCGTCTTCATGGACGCCGGCGGTGTGGGTGGCCCGGTGGTCGATCGCGTGCGCCAGCTCGGCTGGCGAGTCAGCGGTGTCAACTCCGGTGAGCGGGCCCGGGATCCGGTCACCTACTACCTGCGCGTCGCGGAGATGTGGGGCCGGATGCGTGACTGGCTGCGCGAGGGCGCCGCGATTCCCGACGATGCGGTGCTCGAGCAGCAGCTGATCTCCCGTGAGTACGGGTTCACGAACTCCAACCAGTTGGCTGTCACGCCCAAGAAGGTCATGAAGCGGGACGGGCTCGAGTCGCCCGACCGCGCCGACGCGCTTGCGTTCACGTTCGCCGACCCCGTCGCGCCCCGCCAGCACGGCTGGGCCAAGCCCGGCGACGTCGATCGGACGCCGGATTGGGAGCCGTGATCATGGGTTCCACGCCGAAGGTCAAGCCAGCACCCCCGCCTCCGAGCCCGCCGACGCCGGTGGACGACCGGATGCTGCAGGCGCGCGAATCGGAGCGCAGGCGGCTCGTCCGCCTGCGCGGGTATCGCAGCACCATTCTGACGTCGCCGCTGGGCGTGCCGGGCCAGGCGTCGACGCGTCGCGCGACGCTGCTCGGAGGCTGAGATGCGACGCACCCGCGAGCAGCACCGCGAACGCCTGGCCGCCCTCGAGCTCGAACGGGCGACCTGGGATCCGGTGTGGCGGGAGCTCGTCGAGTACTTCGCGCCGATGCGCGGGCGCTTTCTCGAGGACCAGCCGAACCAGGGCAAGAAGAAGCGTTCGAAGATCTACAACGGGGTAGGCGAGCACGCGCTGCGGACGATGGCCTCCGGGCTGATGGCCGGCTTGACCAGCCCCAGCCGGCCATGGTTCCGGCTGTCGACCTGGGATCCGGCGCTCGCGCGCGAGCACGACGTGCGCAGCTGGCTGCACGCGGTCGAGGAGAGACTGCGCGAGATCTTCGCCCGCTCGAATATCTACAAGGCCCTCAGCCGCGTCTACGCGGATCTGCCACTGTTCGGCGTCTCGGCCCTGCTCGTGCTCGACGACGACGAGGACGTAATGCGGGGCTACTGCCTGCCGGTCGGGAGCTACTGCATCGCCACCGACTCGCGCGGGGTCGTCGACACGCTCTACCACACGACGACTCGCACCGTCCGCCAGCTGGTCGACACCTTCGGTTACCAGGTCTGCTCGCTCAACGTCCAGCGGATGTACGACGACCGTGGCTACGACCAGCGGGTCGATGTGCTGATGGTCGTCGAGCCCGACCCCGACTACGAGCCGGGCCGGATCCGCGAGCGCGAGGTCACCGGGCCCACGGGCGAGGTCGTGCGGCGCGAGCTCCGGGCGTCGAAGCCCTGGCGGCTGACGTGGATGGAGCTGACGGACGACGGCACCTCGGAGTTCCTGGCGGACGAGGGCCTGTGGAGCCGCCCGATCATGGCGCCGCGGTGGGACGTCACGGGCGAGGACGATTACTCCGACAGCCCGGGCCGCATGGCGCTCTCGGACATGCGGGCCCTGCAAAAGATGGAACTGCGGAACGCCCAGGCGGTCGAGCTCCACGTGCGGCCACCGCTCAACGTGCCGGCGTCGCTGCGCGATTACGGCGGCGCGAAGACGCTGCCGGGCGAGCACAACTACGTCGCCGACGTGAACCAGGCCAAGATCGAGCCGGCGCTCCGCATCGAGCCGCGCACCGACACGCTGATGCACTCGATCCTCAGACACGAGGAGCGCATTCGCCGGACGTTCTACGAGGATCTGTTCCTGATGCTGGCGCGCAACGATCGGCGCCAGATCACGGCCAGGGAGATCGAGGAGCGCCACGCCGAGAAGGTGGAGGCGCTCGGCCCGGTCCTCGAGCGGCTCAACGACGACCTGCTCGAGCCTTTGCTCGATCGGGCGTTCGACGTCCTGGCGCGCCGCGGTCTCGTGCCTCCGCCGCCGGAGGCGCTCGCCGGTGCCGAGCTGCGCGTCGAGTACATCAACCCGCTCAGCCAGGTGCAGAAGGCGCTGGCGACGACCGGTATCGAGCGGACGCTCGAGTTCATCGGCATGGCGGCCGGCGTCGACCCGGCCGCGGCCGACGTTCTCGACGCCGACGTGGCAGTCGAGGCCTTCGCCGACGCCGTCGGCGCGCCCCCGCGGATGATCCGCGAGGCCCAGGCGGTGGCGCAGATCCGTCAGCAGCGCGCCCAGGCGCAGCAGGCGCAGGCCGCGGCCGAGGGCGCGCCGCCGATGGCGCGCGCGATCAAGGACCTCGGCCAGACCCCAACGGATGACGGCACGGCGCTCGCCGAGCTGACGCGCACGCTCGGGCCAGCGCTCGCTGCGGGAGGTGGGGCGTGAGCATCGAGCAGACGCTCGCCGCCCTCGTCGAACGCGCGGTGCGTGACGCCGCCGTCGTCGAGCTCGAGCAGGAGCCGGCGTTCCGCCGGCGCATCGCCACGACGCGCGCCGTGATGCAGACGCCCGAGGGCCGACGCCTGGTCGGCGACGTGATCTACGAGCAGGGCCGGCTGCTCAAGGAACCGTTCACCGGCAACAGCCAGACCTTCTACCGCGCCGGGCAGATGGAGGTCGGCCGATCGCTGCACGCGCTCGTCCGGACCTACCTGCCGCGCGAGTTCGTGCTGATGGAGCTCGAGCGACTCGTCGAACAGCTCGGGCCGATGGCCGCCGAGGCGGTCGAGCGAGACGAGGAGGACTGATGTCCGCGAACCCGAAGCTGCTGACAGGCGATGACCCGACGCCGGAGCCGAAGGCTTCGGATCAGCCCGCCGACGACCCGACGCGCGAGCCCCAGGCACCACCCACGGGCGGCGAGCCGAAGGACGCCGGCGATTCCCCGGCCCCGGCGGACGGCGATGAGCCGACCGACGACAAGCCGGCAGGTGACGGCGAGCCGCAGGGCGACGATGAGCCGGAGGGCGACGAGCCCGATGGCGAGGACGAGCCCGACGGACCGCCCGAGCAGTACGAGCTCACGGTCCCCGATGGCTACGAGCTCCCCGAGCAGGAGCTCGAGGGTTTCACCGAGGTCGCCCGCGAGCTCGGTCTCAGCAATGCGCAGGCCCAACGGCTCGTTGACTTCGAGGTCGCGCGCCAGAAGGCGGACCTCGAGCGCTGGCAGCAGGAGAGCGCGAGCGCGGAGAAGGAGCTGCGCGAGCATCCCGAGTTCGGGGGCAAGCGGTTCAAGGAGAACCTCCAGCTCGCGCGCACCGGCTACCGCATCTTCGCCGACCTGGTCGGCGAGGAGGCGCCGGCGATCAAGGCGGCGCTCGAGGCGAGCGGCGTCGGGGACAACCCCGTCGTGATCCGCGCCTTCGCGAAGCTCGGCGAGGCGTTCGCCGAGCCCAACACCCCAGCCGATTCCAAGCGTGCCAGCGGCCGCAGCCGCGACTCGCTCGAGGACCGGCTCGAGAGCATGTACCCGAACACCCCCTAACGGAGGGCTTTCACCATGGCCAGCATCGACGCATCCGGCGTCCTGACTCTCGCGGATCTCGCGAAGCGGCAGGACCCGAACGGCGCCGCGGCGACGGTGGTCGAGCTGCTCAGCGAGCACAACCCGATCATCGATCATGCCAGCGCCATCGAAGGCAACCTCCCGACCGGGCATCGATTCACCTTGCGTGATTCGCTGCCGACGGTCGGGCTCCGCACGTTCAACGCCGGTGTCGCCGCCAGCAAGTCGACGACCCGGCAGGTCGACGAGGCCTGCTCGCACATCGAGGCCTACTCGGACATCGACGAGGCGCTGTGCGAGCTCAACGGCGACACCAAGAAGACCCGCTGGTCCGAGGACCAGGCGTTCATCGAGGCCATGAACCAGCAGGCGGTCGACCTGCTGTTCTACGGCCAGCCGAGCGACGATGCGAAGGAGTTCCTCGGCTTCGCCAACCGCTACTCCTCGACGTCGGTCACCGCCTACGGCGAGAACACCTTCATCGCCGACACCCCGTCGGGCAGCGACTGCACGTCGATCTTCGGGATCACGTGGCACCCCAACGCCACCTTCCTGATCACGCCGCGCGGCTCGGTCGCCGGGCTGCAGGTCAACGACAAGGGCAAGCAGCGGGTCACCGACGCGAGCGGCAACCCGTACTGGGCCTACGAGACGCAGTTCATCTGGAAGCTCGGACTCGGTGTCCGCGACTGGCGGCAGAACTGCCGCATCCAGTTCGATCTCTCGGCGCTGTCCGCGTTCGGGACGACGACCGCCCAGGACGTCCTCGACAAGCTGATCGAGGGCTTCAGCCACATCCAGAACAAGGCCCTCGGCAAGTTCTGCTGGTACTGCAGCAGGGAGATGTACACCTACCTGTGGCAGGCCGCGACGCGCCTGACGGCGAACTCCACGCTGAGCCTGCGCGACGACATCGAGGACGGCCGCGCCCCGATGCGTCTGCTCGGCAAGCCCGTCTACGAACTGGACGGTCTGCTCGTCACCGAGTCCGCGATCAGCTGATGACGACGGCGGGGCCGGTGCGGCCGGCCCCGCAACGGAGGCAACCATGGCCATGATCGACGCCAAGCTCCTCTTCCAGAGCTCGGCGCAGTCCATCACCGCGAGCGCCGCGTCGACTGACACCGTCGACTTCGGACGCGCGCGCGACCTCGGCTCCGGCGAGCCGGTCGATGTCCAGACGGTCATCGGCACGGCCTTCGCCGGTGCCGGCTTCACCAACCTGCGGATCTCGCTCCAGGGCGCGAACGCGAGCAACTTCTCGGACGAGAACACCATCGGCGAGATCGAAGTCGCTGCGGCCTCGCTGACGGCGGGCTCCGTCCACACGCTGCGCGTCAGCTCGAGCGGGACCTACCGCTACTACCGCGTGTACTACACGGTCGTCGGCTCCAATCCGTCCGCGGGCACCGTGCAGTCGGCGGTGGTCTGGGGTTCCGGTCCGACCGGGAACCAGGTCGCCAGCCAGCGCAGCTTCGCCTGACGCGGGCTGAAAGGAGCAAACGATGCAAGTGCGCATTGCCCGCAAGGCCTGGATCGACGGTCACCTCCTCGCGCCGAACGCCGAGCCAGAGATCCCCGCGACCGTCAAGGGCTTCGCAAAGTGGTGGGAGCCGCTCGACGCAGAGGCCGAAAAGCGCCTGGCCGAAGTCGATCCTGAGCGCGCCAAGAAGCGCAAGGCCGCGGCGAAGGCCGGCGAGCCGAAGGCCGGCAAGGTCGACACCGACTCCGACTCCAAGAAGGGCGGCACCGCCGCCTGATCAACACCATCGGGGCGCGCGGGGCCAGGCGCCGCGCGCCCCGGTGAGACCCGGAGGGCGCGATGGCGTCGAAGGTCTCGATCTGCAACATGGCGCTCGCTCTGGTGGGCCACTCGCAGACCATTGCGTCGGTCGACGAGGCGGGCACGCCGGCGCAGTGGTGCCGGCTGCTGTGGGACCACGTGCGCGACGGGCTGCTCGAGACGCTCGACTGGCCGTTCGCCCGCCGCCGGGAGGCGCTCGCCGAGATCGACCGCGGGGACGACCAGCCCGACGAGTGGGCCTACTGCTACGCCTGGCCTTCCGAGGCGCTGATCGTGCGGGAGATCGTCGAC